TACTTTACCCACAGTCAAAGTGCGCTGTGAGATAGTGGTGGTTCCGCTTGACTGATAAGAACAGCTGTCGGCTTGGAAAAATATGTCGGAAGACAACAGGGGCAGAATTTCTGCCGATTTGATACCGGGGAGAACTTGTCCAGCAGCAGACAGCAAAGATGCTGTTTTTCCGGTGAACATAGCTTTGGTCAGGAGCGTAAGGCTCTCCTCTTTGGTGTAGTTGGTAAGACCAGTTACATTAAATGCCATGATTTTTAATTATTTGATTTTTTTTATTGCGGACAAAAAGCCATTAAAGTTGTCCAGTTGATTTTGTTTTACTGCACCGATTGGCTTTTTATTCGGTTCAGGTGTAGCAGATGCAAACTTTTCAAACACGCTGAAAGTTTCTTCTACTTTGCCCAACACATTGATAAGGGCGGTTTCGAGGGTGGCAATCTTTGCAGCCAGTTCCTCATTAGCGGCACGCAGAGCGTCAAATTGTTCCAGACTTGCAAATTGGTTTTCTACTTCAACCTCTTCAACGGGCATTGTTTTCTCTTCGATAAGTTCAACAACTCCGTCTTTTGTGGTAATCAGCTGACCATCGGTGGTTTCGTGTACCCCATCAGGAGCAGGCACGATGCCCTCTTCGGTTTTAACTGAAAGCATGGAACCAACATTCAAAGTTTCACCGTCAAATACTACGATTGTGCCGTCAACAAGTGTCAACTCACCAAACGCAGCCTCAACGGGTTCAGCCGGAACTTCATTGAAACGCTGCTTAACTTCGGCCATAAATGCAGCAAGTCCGCTTTTCATTTCTGAAAGTTCTGTTTTGAAATCCATACCATAAAAGGTAGGTGGCCAAAAACCTATGCAAAATTTTTGAGCATCTGCGCTATTTCACGCATCAGGGTAACAACCTCGTCTTGCTGTTCCATATCGAAAAAGCCCTCAACACTAAAGCCTTTCCATTCGCCTGCCTTTACTTTGGCCCACAATTCATCGTTATCAACCAAATAGGTCAGGAACCAGCTGCCGTCTTTGGCATCTTCATATCCTTTGGGCGGCATAACACCACGCTCGCGGTCAATAAAATAACTCTCAATCATATGCACACCACCATCAACTGGGGTTTCATGGTCGGTATTGACCGCCTTATAAAAGTTCTTGCGGACAAATTTCTTTGCTATTGTCCAGATGGTAGGTGCGTCAAATGTAACGTAGTACTCACCACGCACGTCATCATAGCGGTAAATGGGTAAATCAGCCAACATTGCAGGGCCAGTGACAATTCTTTTCTCTTCATCTTGCACAGAATATGCCTGTTTCATATCGATTTGTTGCAGCTTACGTTGCGCCCATGCGATGCCCTCATCACCACCCCATGCCAACCACATCAATCTACCGCATCCGTCGCCAAGTTCTTTTTGGCTATTTTGTCTGTGCCTTTCAAATGCTGCCATTCTTGCGATGGTTTCACGGGTAATGGCCTCACCGTTTGCCAATTGATTTGCTCTTATCTTTCCAACGGGTGTACCGCAGTCACCCCATCCGTTTTCTTCAGCCCAACGTAGGGCCACCTTTGCATTTTCTTTGGCAGCTTCGGGATAGTCATCGTAGCTTTCAAATTCCTGACGGCTTTGCCATTTAGAATAACACACGGCGGCGGCTTGGTCTTGCTCCATGCCCTCGCCTACCATGTACGGAATGCAACGCCCGATGAACTCCTCTTCAGTTTCTTTCGCACCGGGTTCTACAAACTGCTGACTAAACAGCATAAAGTCTTTTTGTATGGCAGGGCGGTCAACGAGCGACACAAAGTCTACCCCGGTATCATCGTGTTCGTTAACTACAATTTTATAAACTGGCAATTCCATATCTTTAAAAGTAGGTTTAAACGACACTGGTATTTCTTAATCTGCGGACACGGGTTTGAGTTTTGGTGATGTCTCCCTCAAGAACGTAAACCCTACCCATTCCACCGAACTGCTGTTCATCAGGAAGAGTACCGCCTGTAATTGGTGTGAATGTTGGTGCTGGTGGAGTTGCTCCACCGCCTGCGGTATCAACTCCTTTGGCCTCAAATGGTGTCTGTTCTATTTTACGTACACGAGCAACACCAGCAGCAAGGGCAAGAGCAGCAGCAACAGCGGCACGAACTGGAGCATCAGGTGTAGCAATAGCCATTTGTGATGCGTATGCAGATTGTGCAGCCTGTATGGTTTCAACAACAGCTTGTGCCATCGATGCTTTTTTCTTTATCTCAAATGCTTTTCGCTGTTGCTCTTCCGACTTGCCTGCAAATGCATCAGCGAGTTCCGCAATAGTCGCAAAACCTTGTGCCGTTATCTGCATCATTTGCTGTTCGGCCTGTTTTTTATTTTCTACATCTTTTTTATAAAGCGCGTTTTTCTTTTCAATAATTTGATTTTCGATGTCGATAGTTTTTTGACCATAATCTTGAGCATTCAATAATTGATTTTGAAGTCTTGCAATTTCAAGTTGTTCAAGTTCATCAGCAGTAGCACCCCTATCAATTAATTTTTTTCTTTCAAGCAAAAAGAACTGGTCAGTATTTTGAACTGCTTGATTGTATTCTTCGGATTGATTTTGTTTAAAATTTTCTAATCTTTGTTTATTGAGTTCTTCTGCCTGTTCTTTTCTTTTTTTAGCTTGCTCTGCTTCAAATTTGGTTAATTCTGCTTGCTGAACTTTTAAAAACATTTCAAGTTCTAATTGCAACCTCTTTTTAAGAGCAATCTCTGTTGCGGTTAATTGTCTGCTTTCTTTTGATGCTTTATCCTCTATGCTGGCAATCATTTCTATAAGTGCAATTCTTTCATTATCCAACTTAAATTCAAGTTGCATCCTTTGTAATTGCTCTTCCGATAAATTTATATTAGATTGCTCTAATCGCAGATAAAGTTCACGTTCACGTTTATTTGATGCGTCTATATTTTTTAAGGCTTCATCATTTGCTGCTTTTATTAGTTTTACTCTTTCTGCCTGTCTTTTTTTCTCTTCCTCTACAAGTTGAGCAGTATAATTGTTTTGAGCAATAGTATTTTCAGCGGTTAAGTTTGCAATAGTTGTACTCGTGCTATCCGCTGTCTGCTGAAAAGTTTTTAAAGCCTCTTTATATGCATCACTTTGTCTATCGAGTCCTTTTATTGTTTCATTAAACTTGATTCTATTTGTTTCTTGTTCTTGTTCCGCTAATTTTATAAGTTTATTTCTTGCTTGTGTTTCTAAAGCAAGAATTTCAGCATTTGTAGCACCACGTTTTTTAGCATTTGAAATTTCAATTTTAGATTGATTTTCAATATCTCTTGTGTATTCAGAAACTAATCTTGCTGTATATTCAAGTTCCGAATTGTATTTTTCTTGTGCTTTTTCAAGATCTTCGGTAGATTTTTGCGTCAAACCTATTGCAGTTTTTATACTATCCCAATTTTCTGCAACAACACCAAGTGCAACTATTAATAATCCTATACCAGAAGTTATAAATATTTTTGACTGTGCTGTCATTTTACCAAAGAAATCAACAACATCTTTTCCAAATGCTTTGAATTGATTTTTTGCATTTATTACTCCTTGTATGCCTTGCGCTAATGCCATTGCTCCTTGAACACGAAGAAGCATTTTTTGCACATCTTCGCTCTCGCTACCAAACAAAGCCATTGCACCTTGTGCTGCCTGAATGCCATTTGCAACACCACCGACAAGCTTACCAATTGCCTCAAATTTATCAGGATTTAATGCTTGAACCCTCTCTTGAAAATCCTGCATTTCATCTTTAAGTTGTGCAACACGCTTTGCAGCATTTATTGCCTGTGGAGAAAACTCCCCAAATTTTTGTGCAAGTGCGGTTGCCTCTTGGGTTGCTTCTCTAATCTGCGCTTTTAAGGATTTAACGCTTTCCGTGCCTTTGGTTTTGGCTTCTAAATTTATTGCTACCGTTGTTTGTGCCATTTTATTTTTTGCTTAATACGTACCATTGTGTTCCATCGCAGAAGATGTAAATGCTATCCAGATGGTTATTCAAATCCCAATGCGCTCCACCATCAATTAATTCGCTATCGTAAGGATGAACACGCACGTTTTTATTTATTGCTGTTCTATAAACGTAATATGTTTTGTATTTACAAGTGGATGCCTGTGGTAATGTGACAACTAAATCCGCGCTTCCATTACCTGCAAAAATAATATCTACATCAAGTGTGGCAGTGTAATTAGTTGTAACCGTGATAAATCGGTTTGTACTAAAATTGATAGGATTGAATTGTTGACCTTGTATCCAAACCTCACCACATCCGGCATAGCCGTTTGCAGGTGCTTGTCCAATCACAATGCTGTCATCGCATAGGAAAGTGACACCACTGGTGGCAAAGGCTGCATTTCGTTGACCTAAATTGGTAAGGATATTGCCAACCATAATACCATCACCAGCTTCGTTAAATTCTCCGATGTTAATACCACGTTGATTGAGTACCTTGCTGCTTGTTCCACCACCCTCTGGGTCATATTCCGTTTGACCGCCACCGCTCTGCGTTCCACCACCGCCAACACTTCCAGTGGTCGCGTTAAATGTTTGTCCTGTTTTTAGGAAAAGAAACTCGCAAATGTTGACAGATGGGTTAATCGGGTCATAATCCTCTATTTTATTTAGCCTAAAATAGTTGCCATCAAAGAAATAAAGGTCGCGGAAAGATAACTTTTCCATATCCGCAGGCGTCAAATGAAACGCACCACGCACAATCTTGCTGTCTTTGTCGGTTATTTCCTGCATATATTTTGACCAATACGTATTAAAGAGGTTGTTGTTGGTCATTTCTGTACCGGGTGCAAGACCGATAAAACGTGGCATACCAAAGTTGATGTCAACTGTTGGGGTTTTTGGATTGTCTAAATGTCCTATATACGGATATTTTGTTTTGCTTGCTGATGTTGCACCAAATGTGCGTACCTTGCCGTTGTAAACAAGATATGAATTGCAAGTCAAAGCAGCGTATTGCAGAATGCGAAGTTTTCCGGTTGCAAAGTTTTTATTTTCACCGTTGTCAATATAGGTTAATATCTTGTCATCGGTAGGAAAGCTATTGAGCAGAGACGAGCCGAAACCCGTTTCAATTTTCTTTTCATCCTTTATAAAGTCATTTTGAATTACAATCTGCCTATCTCCATATGTGCGGTTGTAATCTGCTGTATATTCCTTGTTTCCGCTGTCATCACCTTGCGAATGGGTAAAGATATATTTACCTGCTTCAAGTTCGCCCATTGGGATAATTTCCAGCGGTTGCAACAAATCACGTTTTGCTGTCCAATCACGCACGCTGCTGGTGTAAAATTCCTCACGTGGTAAAATCAGTAGTTGATTTGTGATGTCGGTCGGCTCAACATAAAGGTTGAACATTCGGAAAATCCAACGTAGAAACTCTGCCTGTTTTGTGTCATCGGTAAAGAAACCAGCAAAATCCAAAGTGTTGCCATAACCCGGCGCATCTACAATTTGGTTGTAAAATTTACTTCCTGAATTTTGGGTGAATGAGTTTAATGTTATGCCATTTGGGCTTGTAGTAATTAGCTGGTTGTTTGCGCTGATATTGTCCAATAAAATAGAAACCACATCCCCACTCTTTAATGCAAGCGCTTCGCCTACAAGTATGGTTTCGTCAAATGTTAATGTTTGAGTGCTTGGTGTGGCTGTATGTGTTGCCGTTACGTTTTGACCATTTCTAACCGAAACACGCACTCCATTTACATAAATGGAATATATGCAGCTAAATTTATTTATTACGCCTTGTGTGGTAACTGAATTGAAAGTTACCGATGCGCTTGATTTGTTATACATAAACAAATCATACTGCCCGGTCTTGCCTACCGTAAACTCACTTGTGGTTGTGTTGAACTGATTTGACGGGTCTGTGATTTCCGTTTGAAATGTAATCTTTTGCGGAATAGTCACGGTTTGTCCGCTTGATTTTTCAACCATGAATTGCCGTGACTGAATTTCAGCTTCAGGCAATATGGGAAATTGTGTCGGGCAAGGTATCACCAAACGCTTGAAAAGTGCCGTATTGAAAAACGAACCGCTACTATATGAATAACCAGCACCACTGAAAATCTTGTCTACAACGGTTTTGGCATATAGGCATATGCTCATATCATCGGTTTGGAATATGCTATAACCAGCATACTTGCCATTGTCGAACCAACTATACACATAACCATCACCAATCGGTGCGCCACCGCTAAAATTTACAAAACCACTGCTGTTCTTTATAATGGAAGTATCCCACGAATTGAAGATATTGGTGTCACTCATTATGTGGTTATACTCCGTGAAAGTCAAATCAGCAAGTTTGGCATCTGCAATCTTTGCGGTCAGGTCGGCAAGTTCCCCGTGCATACTGCATTCATACTCTATTTGATTAAAGTCATTGACCTTAATTCCCAGCAGCCTGATAAAGCCTTGTATCTGCGTCACCTCATCCACTTGCAGGATGGCATCGGCTTTTAAATTCGGGTTGAAATCAGGGTTGAAATTCGTTGTTGATGTGTTGCGGATGCTCAGGTTCAAATCAAACAAGTGCGTAAACAGCTTGTTGTTTGCCTTTGTGCCGGGCAAAGTGAATGTCTTGCTCCAATCCGATGAGCGGCTTTCCGGCTCCCGAATGTCGGCAATGCTTTTGTTTATCAGTATTCCAAAATCACTCGGCAGGTCAACACTGACACCACCGCAAACTAATCTCACATTGTTCATGCGTTTTGTAGCCTTTCAGGTTCAGTATATTGAACAGTTATTTTCAAATTATTCGGGCCATCCACGTAATCAAATACCTCGTAGCTTGTCTCTACGATGTTTACGGGAATGTTGCCCAAAAAGACAACTGGGCTGGCAATCAAATCTTGCAGCCATTCAAACTCCGTTTCGGTTAGCCAATTGGTGTTCAATGTCACCTCTTTGGTTTTTTCTACCGCGTAGTTAGCAATCCCGTGTTTCGTGGTATCATATGCGTACGTGTTGCCCGACAATGTGTAATTGTTCCGTTTAAATTGCTTTCTGCTCACGTTATACTTGTCTTTGGATGCCATGCTACAGCGGACACTTTCAAAGCCACCTAATGGGTTTAAAAAGTTAAGATACTGTGGCAGATATTTTGAGCATTCCTCAACTACATCAAAGCGGTAAACCTCACTTCCCGGATTGCCTGCACCAGTTTGGATTTGGATGGTGTAATATGATGTGTTGCTTGGGATGACATTTCCTGCCGTTCCGCTGTCAAGTTCTCCTGCGGTCAGCGCATTGAGTTGCACAGGGCCACATCCAAAACGAACCATAAATTGTGATAAGTCACTTACACTGGCAACCCACGGCAGTTTAATTACGGATGTCGCAATGGCTGTGCCTGCGGAATTGTAGGCAATTATCTTTGGTGTCGCATTATAACCCAATAACAAAAAGTGCAGGTAATCGTATTGTGAGGTAGTTACTCTGCGTGTACGTACACGGGTGAGAAATTTAGGCGTACTGGATGGCACATCAATTTTGTAAGTGGCTGCCGTTTCGCTGCCGTACAAATCAAACAATCCGTTCCACGCATATTTACCAGTGTCGCTGGTTAGGTTGAGGTGTTCCGTGCCACCGTACTCCTCGCCAAATTCCACGCTGTAACCGATGTAGCTGTTCAGACATTTGCTCAATGTTCCAAGATTTTGGGTAAAGTCATAAGTCACATAGTTTTGCAAAATCCTGCTGATGTTGAAAACACCTTTATCGGTTGTGCCGTGAAAAATCGGTGCTTTAAGTTTTGCAATGATTGTGCCAGCTGCGTTTTTTACCACCGCCACAAATTTAAAGTTACTCTGTGCGTAGTTGGTGGAAGTCACCACATAGGAAATATCGGAATAAACGGGAGCAATATCGTTTGGCTCCGTGTTGATAGTTATTGCCATTACCTATAAAAGTACCTATTGCGTTACCTCGGTAGTGACATAGGCGGTCAGGCGCAACCCAGTCAAATCGGACAGCTTCTGCGCGATGGTATCCACGTTTTGTTGGGTCAGTACATCGGCAATAAAATTACTGCCTTTGTAACCAAAGCGCTGGATTGTACCTTTGCTGTGAATTTTACGGGCAATAGCAATAGCCATTGATTTGCGCCTTTCAAGCACAGTTTGTTTGCTTTCTCCTTTGGATTGTCTTACCTGAATGCCTTTTGCAGAAATCCATTGCTCCAAACTTTGAGCCAATGTGGGTTTGCTTGCAGTGGTTGTTTTGGTCGGCCCTCTTCCATTTTCTACCCATTGCCAATAGTCGGCCATTGATATTTTAAGTTCAATGCCCTGCGGTGTAACACTTGGATAATCAGCGGAGATGCTTTGTATAAGGTTGTTTGTTGCTTTAAGGTCTTTTTCACGTGCAGATTGTTTGAGTTTGTCAATTATGACTTGCGCCACAAATACCATCGCATCACCAAGAACAGAACCACCCATCCCTGCGGTTTTTTCATCAATGCCAATGGTAGGCAATAACGCATCGAGTTTGGCTAAATCCGCCTTGCTTATATTCATCGTTCCGGGTGTGGGGGTCGAACCCACAGCCACCATCTTTGAGTTGCAAGTTTAGAACCGCTCAATGCAACCCGTTAAGGCCTATGGTGATGTTACCTTTGACACTAACCCGGCAAGGCCGTAGCCTCACTAATAAAAGTAGGTCAAATCATTTCCTGCAATAAGGCGATTTGGTACACGCTGCTATCTTTGGCGGATTTTGCCCCTTGTGCTGCTGCATTAAGACGTTCTGTCTTTGCTCGTTGCTTTTCATTGTGGAACGATACCGCATTGAGAAACTCCACCAACCCCATATTTAAAAAGAAATCCCATTTGGTGCGGTCACCATTTGCCATGCCGTCTATTGTTTTGAGCCATGCGATTGCTGGGCGGTCTTTTCTGCGTATATCTTCCTCAACTTCTCCACTTCCTGCTCTAAATATTGACGGGTAACTTCGAGTAATTCCGGCAAGCATAGAGAAAAAAAAAGCGTGTAAGCATAGGCAAACGAAATCGGCATACGTTCCCGGAACTGCGCTGCAATCTTTTCAAAGTCATTTGTCTTGACTTCCTTTCGTTTGGGTGGGAACATCCTGTAAGGCACACACAATGCCGCCATAATCATGTGCAAGTTCTGCACCCATTTGTCCTTTTCAGCAAACAAGTCTTGTACCATGATAAATTGGTGCGCTTGCAAGTGATGCTGATTGGCTGCGAATTTATACAGCGTGTTGCCAACGCGGAAGCTACCCACGTTTTTTGCAGTGGGTAACTCTGTCATAAATGCAAGTTTCGATAGTGCAGACGTGATGTCCACAATCCGCATCTCCTCAATTGTGTCCAGTTTTTTTCCTGATAAAATGGACAATGTTTTGAGCTGATTGTCAAAACTCGGCTCTGTCAACAACTGCAATTCTTGAAACTGCGCTATGCTGATTTGGTTCCAATTCTTTGGTAATTTCATATTATTACAAATACTCCTTTTTTGTTTTTTTGTGAACAATAACGGGCAAGTGCCAACGCACAAACTGCGTCATCGTGTAACCCTGATGGTGCAGAATAACGCAACCCGGTTGCCGTGTGTTCAAATTCAAAGTTACGCATTTCATCCGCAATTACACCCTCTGGAAATTTAATTGTGCCAGCGTGGACATCTGCGGTCAGTTGTTCCATCATTTGCTGTTTGCTTACCGATGTGAATTTCACCCCGATTGCACGTGGACACACACGCTGTATCTTCTCAACGATAGGGTCACCAACCCCAGTGCTATCCAATGCCGCAGGTGTGTTACCAATTGTGCGAATGATGCGCTGCTCAGTTTGCGCCCAATCCATTTGAAAGCGGTCGAAGTGGCAAACCTTATACTCGGCATCTAATCCAATGATGACTGTCCAGTCTGAATACTTTGCAAGGTCAATGCCGTACCACTCCGCAGGGCGGTTGGATAGCGGTGCGATACACTGATTGATGAACGACAATCCAAATGGGTTACTGCCGTCTTCGGTTGGCTCGGCAAGATACAATTCCGAAAATATATGCTGTGGCAAATCCCTTTTGGCCTGCTCAACCTCTTCAATTTTAAGGATGCCAGCATTAACCCCGTCATAGGCTGTGATTTTGTGAAACTCGTAGTTAAGCTCTCCCATCCTTGCCCGTTCACTCAACTTGTAACCCCAGTTCTTTTTACCCTTTACGTTTCCGATTAGTTTGCACTTGCCCTCGGTCTTGGTCAGGGTGGAACGTAGAGCGAACCATGCCTCTTCCCTTGCTCGTGTGAACTCGTCAAACACGGCTGCATAAACATCGTCGCCATAAAGGTTGTCGGGCTTTTCTGCTGACTTGAATTGAATGATGCCACCCGTTGGGGTGGTCAGTCGCAGTTTGCTTTCATTAACCTTGAAAAATGCCTTGTTCGTCACCTGTGTCCGCATACGATTGAATGCAATCTCGGCCTGCTGATACACCGGGGCAACCCACCACACTGACTGATTTTCTTTGAGTGTCAATGCCTGTTCAAACAGCCAAATAATATGCGATGCCGTCTTGCCTACTTTGGTGGCGGCTGCTGTAATCGTGTACCTTGCAGGGCTATCCAATATCCTGCGTTGATAATCCGTTACAAATGGTCGCTTATATTGGATGTGCATTGGTAGAATTCCAACCGTTTCAAGTTGATTTTATCAAGGTTGTGATGTTCTTTGCAGTAATAGTAATTATTATCCCCCAAAATCCGTGCGCTTTCTTGGCTGTCCAAAAAGTGTTTCATTGATTTATACCACGCATCCGGGGTGTTGTCCGTGAAATGCACCCCGTAGTTTTCAGCGTGGTTAATATATGGGTTGACATTTGATGCTATCACGGGCAATTTATAGGTTGACGCTTCGATGATTTTCAACTCCGATTTGCAGTTGTTCCATTTGGTATCTTCCAATGGGGCCAAAGCACAATCAAACAAGCGGTAAAAATTACCATATTCGTTTGGTGCTTGCGCTGCTGATACAACCACCTGCGGTCGCAATACCCCCGTGCTGCCGTTGAACTTATAGAGGATACTATCCCATACGTAATTATTCGGCATCCAACCGCAAATAACAAACCGCACATTGTCGCCATACTCATCGCATATCTTGGCAATGGCATCACTGATTATCATGATGTCGTTGCTGTGTGTAAGGCCACCAACCCAGCCGAATGTAAACACATCGCGTTGCTGTGGGGCAGATAGCCAGTGTTCATCTGTGGTATCCAATGCGTTGGGCAGTATCTCCACCCGTCGGTTGAGTTTCTTAATCTCAGCAGCCAACTGCGGTGTTGTGGTGGTAACCCCGTCAGCGTAGCGGATGGCATCGACAATGGCCTGCTTTAGTTTGTTCTCACGGAAAAACTTATAGGTAGGGTGGTACTTCGGGAGTTCCCAAAAGTCATCGATGTCCACAATGTACGGGATGCCGTGCTTTGCCAAAAAGTGCAGTATCTCGTAGTGGTCTTTACCCAGCCATCGGTTGAATAATACAAGGTCATATTGTTTTAAATTTGGTAATCCTGATTTATTAAACTCCTGACTGACTTCTACCTCGATTTGGTCAGCGTGGTCGATTTGCAGGCGTTTCAGTGGCACATATAAGCGGTGATATTCAACCCCACCCATTCCATTCCAAAGGGCTAATACTTTCATTTGTTCCAATTCTTAATGGCTTCTTTGAGATTTTTATACGCTGCCCTGATATAACCACTCCTAATCAGGATGTAATGAAAGTGGATGGTTATCATTTTTTTCTCACGTCTTTTTGATATGTGCTTTTTTCTTTTCATTCCCCTAAATCCAATGTAATTTTAATCTCACCGCTCACCGTCTGGTTGACATCAGCCGTTTCTTTTGGCTTGCCATATACCCTACTCAAAAGCGTTTCAATGGAATACAGGCTGCCTTTTTCCAATGACTTCCGCATAGCATTGGCGATTGTCTTTTCTAATATGGTTGCTTTTGGGTTTTGCCAAACTTCTTTAAGTTCATCCAAATCCATTGACAGCATGGCTTGGATGGTATCGTTAATTTCTGCCAATTTATAGCCCTGCTCTTTGAGCAGAGTAACGTACTTTTTCGGTCTGCCGTTTGGGTTGCCGCTTACCCCCTTTTCAAACTTTTTTAAATTTTGTTCGTTCACTGTTGTTTCTTTGTTTTTTTTGATTATCTTTGTCCCATATAAGCGGTGATAGTGTAATTGGTAACACGCTAAACATCCAGTTTAGAATTGGCGTTCGAGCCGACCTCACCGCTCAAATTAGCCCTGCGTTCTTGCAGGGTTATTTTTTTGCCTTTATACATACCTGCACCCATTTCATCTATTTTACTAAATGGTAGAATTGGAACGGTTAATCTTTCCTTTGCGCTTTCATTAAGAAAGTAAATATATTTTAATTGGAAACCAGGTATTGGCTTTGCGCCTATGTGGTT